GGGTGGAGGTTTTTTCAAGACAATGGAAGAAGCTGAAACTGAAGTTCGTGAATATCAACAACTGAACGGATAATCAATCTGCTGGTGTAGCTCAGTTGGTAGAGCACGAAATTTGTAATTTCGTTGTCGGCGGTTCAATTCCGTCCACCAGCTCCAAATAAATGAATACTATATGATATTAGTAGATATAAGTCAACTTTTCGTTGCATCTACCTTTATGTCTATGAAGAAAGAAGAGACAGAAGTAGATATTAAAAAATTACGATATATGATTCTGAATAGTCTCAGGATGTATCGTAAAAAATATGCCAATGAATTTGGTGAATTGGTGATTTGTTGTGATGGGAGCCTTTCGTGGAGAAGGGAAATATTTCCACATTACAAAGCAGGAAGAAAAACAGGAAGAGAAGTTTCTCCGTTAGATTGGACACAGATATTTGGGTGTTTTGATCAACTAAAAAAAGAATTGAAAGAGAATTTTCCTTACCGATTGATTCAAGTTGATACGGCCGAGGCAGATGATATTATTGGAACTTTGGTTTTGAAAGACAGAAAACCGAATGAACGAACCTTGATAATTTCAAGTGATAAGGATTTTATTCAGTTACAGATGAACGAAAATGTATTTCAATATAGTCCAGTTACGAAGAAAATGTTGAATGGTGTAGATCCACATGAATATTTGAGAGAACACATTCTAAGAGGTGACAAGAGCGATGGAATTCCTAATGTGCTTAGTTCTGGCAATTGTATTGTTGATGGTATTCGCCAAACACCTATGACCAAAAAACTCATCAAAGAATGGGAAGAGGGTTCAATTCCCGAAAAACACAGGGAAAGATTTGAGAGAAATACTACACTTGTAGATTTAAGACACACCCCGTTTCATTTGCAGGAAAAGATTCTAGATCAGTATAAAAAAGAGCCAATTGGCAGTAGAAACATTCTTCCTGCATATTTTACAGAACACAATCTAGAAACACTTACCAAGAACATAGGAGACTTCTAATCTTATAAATATTGATATAAATCTTTAATTATAATGGTTAGATTTCTATGTTAAATTTCAAACAATACCTAGAAGAAAAATTAATAATGTATGCTCAGGGGAAGAGATACGGCCAGATCGTATTTCTTGCTGGTGGTGCAGGATCGGGCAAAGGTTTCGCAATCAAGAACTTTATGGAAGGTGAGAAATTCAAAGTTCGTGATGTGGATGAATGGAAAAAAGCATTCATGAAATTGGCGGATACCAAAGGCGAATTTCCAGAAATAAAAGGATTAAAATTAAAGAATCCTAGAGATGTTTACAAACTCCATATGTTTGTCAAAGAAAAAGGAATAAAAGACAAATCCCTTGATCTTTTACTTCAAGATGCAAATAGTGATAGATTACCTAATATCATGTTTGACATTACAATGAAAGATGCAAATGATATAGGAGATGTTCTTCCCAAACTTGTTGAAGCAGGATATGATGCAAAAAATATTCATATCACTTGGGTACTTACCAATTATGCGGTTGCGATTGTGAATAATAGAAATCGTGAAAGAGTTGTACCAGAAGACATTATGCTTCTTTCCCACGAAGGCGCGGCCAAAGGTATGTATGATATAATTAAGGGCAAAATACCAAGAGGATTAAATGGGGGAGTTCGTGTCATTTTAAACAATCGTGAAAATACCATTCCTTATGTTGATCCAGAAACTAAAAAACCCATGAAGACCGAACAGGGTGATATGGTTGTTAAAGATTTTACCTACCTAACCTTCAAAAAAGAAGGCAAGTCAATGGGGCCAGAATCGGGAGTCAAGAAACAACTTTTGGGTTGGATTGCGGCCAATGTTCCAAAGACAAAATTGACAAAAGATTTAGTTTCAATTGACGAAGAATAATTCCTAAAAAAACTTGACATTTGGCACGTTTCTGTGTTATAATATAAATGAAAGTGAGAAAGGAGTGAAAATATTATGTCTAAGTCATTAAAGACCCTACGAAAAGAACTTCTGGATAAGTATTCGGGAGAAGCAATAACAGGATATGAACATTTAGATGATGGTACGGGCGACTATGCAAGAAACGTACCTGACGAATCTGATGAATCAAGTGAAAAAAATTCAGAAAAAACTTGACTTCTTATGCGCTATTTGATATAATAGTTATGTGAGGTTAAGAGATAACCATTTTTTGAGTTGATTATGAAAGAAAATACTAAATTAGTTGAACAGAAATCACTTCTTGCCAAATTGATGGCTGCGGAGAACATTACTGTTGAACACAAGAAAATTCCTACTGCGGCATTTGATGTAAAAAATCGGGTGTTGTACCTACCTATTCTTAAATGGAAGCCAGGTTCTTCCGTTTATGATCTATTCTGCGCCCACGAAGTTGGTCATGCACTCTGGACACCAGAAGAAGGATGGCATTCTTCAATCAATGAAAAAGGAAAAGGATTCAAGTCTTTTCTTAATGTTGTTGAGGATGCAAGAATTGAAAAGAAAATCAAGAGAAAATTTGCTGGTGCCCGTAAGTCAATGATTGATGGTTATGGGGATCTTATGGATAACGATTTCTTTGGACTGAGAAAAATGGGTGTTAATGCCAATGATCTAGGTCTGATTGATCGTATTAATTTATATACTAAAGCCGGAACTGATTACGGAATTGAGTTTTCAGATGAAGAGCGAGAGTGGGTTGAGAAAATTATGAGAACTGAAACTTTTGAAGATGTTCTGAAACTCACCGATGAGCTCTATGAATACTGCAAAGAAAATGAATCCGAAACTGATAACAGTTACGGAGATTTTGGAGATGAGTTTGAAGACTCTGATGAGTATGAAGAAGATGATGATTCTGAAGATTCTGAAGAGTCGGAAGAAGATTCCGAAAATTCAATGGAAAATATGTTTGGCGATGGTTCAGAAGAAGAAGATTCTGAAAAAGAAGGTGCTTCTGGTTCAGAAGGTGAAGGTGAAGAGTCCGAAGATTCTTCTGAAGATGGGTCTGGTCTTAGTCAAAGAGATGCTGCCAACAAAGAGTTGGAAGATAAGTTCAAAGATGCTTTGAATGAAATGAAGAAGGAAAACGAAGAGAAGTCTGAAAATTCCAAGTCTTCAACTGGTTTAGAAGGTGGATATGGAGATGCTTTTGGTGATAGAGAAGATATGTCATCTGGGCCAGTTTCACTTACTGATGAAAACTTTCGTGAAAACGAAGGGGAAATGTCAGATATGGGAGAACACGTTTCCGTTCCTGTTTATTTGACTTTTCCAAAAATCAATACTGGTGCAATTACTGTTGATTATAAGAAGGTTCACGAAGAGTTGAATTCTTATTATTCAAAACAAGATGGTGCAAGTGAATGTGGAAACGAACTTCTCAAGAAGTTTAAGCACGCAAATGATAAAATGGTAAGTTACATGGCCAAAGAGTTTGAAATGAAGAAGGCTGCAGATATTCATCGCAGGGCATATTCTTCAAAGAAAGGAACTCTTGACATGAATAAAATTCATGCATACAAGTATAGTGAAAATCTGTTTCAACAGATTACCAGTTTGCCAGAAGGAAAGAATCATGGAATGGTTATGTTCATTGATTGGTCTGGTTCTATGAGTAATTACATGAAAGATACCATTGAACAGTTGGTGAACTTGACAATGTTCTGCTCAAAAGTTCAGATTCCTTTTGAAGTGTATGCGTTTTCTGATCATTTTAGAAATTGGAAAGATGAAGATAACGAAAATGTTTACAAAAGTTGGAGAGCTGAAAGTGAAGATGATCGTTGGAAAAAGTCTCCTACAGGAGAAAAAATTTCAGATTATAAAAAAGGTGATATGGTTCTTGGAAATCATTTTCGTCTTGTGAATCTGTTTTCTTCCAGAATGAGAACTAGAGAGTTGACTAATGCATATCGCAATGCACTTTTACTTGCTCATGCATTTGATACTCGTTACAATTATTATTACAGTAGAAGTTACACTTATTATGGAATGCCGTGTAATTTTAGTTTGGGTGGAACTCCTTTGGATGATACAATCATCGCTTCAAAATCTGTGATTGAGGAATTCAAAATGAAAACCAGAGCACAAATTGTCAATGCAGTATTTCTTACTGATGGATGTTCTTCTACTAATAATTCTTATGTTGGTTCGGATGGAACTCGTAGTCATTATGATTATAGTAATATGCATATTGATGACAAGACATCTAAAGTAAGAATTTACCCTTCCGATGTGGCGAGTAACAGGAGAGGCTATTATACAGATATGTTTCTTCTTGGATTGAAAAAGACTTCTGGAATAAATCTTCTTGGATTTTTCCTGACAACTGGTGGCGGAAGAAGAGCTGCTTCAAACTTGTCGGGTGTTATTGGTCGGTATCCTAAAGACTCAGAAATTTCAGAATTTCGTAAGAATAAGTTCTTGATTGAAAAAGGAACTTCTTATGATGAACTTTACATCATCAATACCAAAGGACTTGAGATTGATGAAGTAAATCATGTTGGTGAAGTTGCCGTCGGATCATCAAAGGCTGAGATCCGAAAGGCATTAAAGAAAAACACTAAAGGAAAGTTGCAGAATCGTGTACTTCTCAATGCATTTGTTGAAAAAGTTGCGTAAAAAACTTGACTTTCTTGAATGTTTTTGGTATAATATAAGTGTGAGAGTGAGAAATCACTCATTTTGTAAACCTCTTTTGAGAGATTTGTTATGATGAATTTGAATGAAAAACAAGAAAAATCCCTTGATGCGTTTCGTTCTTTTGTTGGTACTGAAACATTTACTCGGGCAGATTATTCTGAGTTTAAAACAAGGGCCAAGGAACTGGATGTAATTCTTCCTAGATTCTTGTTAAGAAATAATATGTGTGAAAAAATAGACAGAGGTGAATATCGTTTTCCTTCTGTTAATGGTGCCACTTCTGTAAGTACCGAAGATGCAAATATAGCATCTCTTGCAACTAATGTTTCTGCTGCAAGAACCGAAACCGCTGAAATGGTTTCTAATGTCGTAGAATTTCCTAGAAATACTGAATCTTATGTTCCTTCAAAAGTGAACGGATATGTAAAATTCGGTCATTATGCTGATGTAAAGACTATTAAGAAGTCTGGAAATTTTTATCCTATCTTCATTACTGGTTTGTCTGGAAACGGAAAAACCATGATGATTGAGCAGGTTCATGCGGAACTGAAAAAGGAACTTTTCAGAGTGAACATCACCATTGAAACTGATGAAGATGATTTGATTGGTCACTATGCATTAGTTGATGGTAGAACAGTTTGGCAGGACGGGCCAGTTACTCTTGCGATGGAACGTGGGGCAACTCTTCTTTTAGATGAAGTTGACCTTGCATCAAACAAGATTATGTGTCTCCAGCCAGTACTTGAAGGAAATCCCCTTTTGATCAAAAAAGAAGGAAGGGTTGTTCGTCCTAAGTCTGGATTTACAGTCATGGCGACTGCAAACACTAAGGGTAAAGGTTCTGAAGATGGAAGATTTATCGGAACTAACATTCTGAACGAAGCATTCCTTGAAAGATTTCCAATTACTCTGGAACAAGAATATCCTTCAATGTCAGTTGAAAAGAAAATTGTCACGAAGTTGATGACAAATCTTGGATGTCTTGACGAAGAGTACGCTGGGAAACTGGTAGACTGGGCAGATCTGATTCGTAAAACCTTTTATGATGGTGGAGTTGATGAGATCATTGCAACTCGCCGTTTGGTACATATCATCCACGCATTTTCAATCTTCAAAGATAGAATGAAGGCCATTGCAATGTGTGTTGCAAGGTTTGATGATCAGACTAAAGACACTTTCATGGACTTGTACTCTAAGTTGGATGAGAAAGTTTCAATGCCTTCAGAA